ATAAAGTTGCCATTATACTATTGTTAAAGTTCCACTTACTGTAACAGTGCCTGTCATACTAACAGGACCACACAACATCATATTGTCTGTTGCTGCAACAGTAATAGAAGTTGATATAGTTGCTAAATTTTCATAGCCACCATTGATTGATTTTATCATTCCGTATTCAATTGAATTTTCTCCAGGCGTTGTAGTTCCTGTAGCTTTACCAATGTAAACTACATAAATATTACTACTACCTGTTGGGGGTGCTGCTGTAAAAGCTAAAGTGGTTCCACCTGTTACTGAGTATGCTGAATGAGGATCCTGACGGACGTTTCCAACATAAACTTCAATTTCGTTTTCGTTTGCTACGGCTTGTGTAAGTGTAAAATCTGTTTCTGAGTTATCACCACTGTACTGCGAAGAGTTCATGGTTAATAAATTGTTTCGGGGCTTGTTTCCTAAATATGCCATGATTTCTCCTAAGTACTTATATCATCTACTGCGCCTACTACCGTGTCTAAAGATGAAGCCGTATCACTTTTTACATAAAGTTGATCGCCAGATGCAAGTACAATTTTACTTCCTCCGTCAATTAATTCTAAAGATCCGCCACTTACTATCGGCGCATTTTTAATTAAGTAGTAATTGCTTCCACCTCTTTCGATATAAGCTTCTACTGTTATTGTTGTTGTTAAAACATTTGCCATTCTCACACTAATTAAACAGTCAATACTGTTAGTAGCGCCGCCTAAAGCATCTACTGCGGCTGTTCCTGTTACTCGTGTGATATAATTTTTAAAATTCTGTGCCATAATTTACCTATACTATAACGCAATCGACATTGCAATGACGAAGCCTGATGTTGCGCCTGCTGATCCCGAAGAAGCTGCCGTTATCTGTCCTTGCGCGTTAACTGTTAAATCTGTGTTAGTGTAAGAAGCTGCTGTTACCGCTGTAGTATCAATATTTACTGTAACATCTCCAGATGTTCCGCCACCACTTAACCCTGTTCCGGCCGTTACTGCGGTAATATCACCGGTTGTTGCTGTAACCCATTCAGGGGCTGTAGCACCCGAATTCATAGCCAACACTTCATTTGCTGCTCCTTTTGCTAGACGAGCTGGAGTATTTGCTGCTGAAGCATATAAGATATCTCCTGATGTCGTCAGGGTCATATCCATTGTTTTAGATGCAGGTAAAGTACAGAATACGTTTAATGTACCACCAGAAAAACTAACTAAACTATCTGAATTAGAACTTGTAATAGCAGTTCTTGAAAGTGTATCAGGTGTTGCATCTGTTACTGTTCCAAGGCCTACTTCCCAATTAGCAGTTCCTTCTTCATGAATTGCATAATAAGTTGTATTACCCGTTGCAATTCCTGCAACAAAAGTTTCCCAACCTGTTACTGCTCCTGCTAAGTTTAAAGTTCCAGTTCCTGAAGTAGTACTGGTTTCTCTAACCCTGTCGTTTAAAACTAAAGCCATTTTTTATCTCCTATTATGCCATGCTTATAATTGCATCTGCAGCTGTACTTGGACTTGGGAATGAAACTTTAAATGTACCATTTGTACACGTAAAAGTTCCACCAAAATCTAATACTACACATAATTTATCACTTTGATCATCATTATAGAGTGCTGCATGAGTTGCTGTAATTGTAGCTGTAGTCCACGTCGTATCTGCAAAATCACAACTTGCAACTGCTGTAGATGCTACAACAGCATTACCTGTTAAAGTGTTTCCAGCGGCAGTATAATTAGTTCCAGAAGAACTAACTTCGTTGGTAGTAACATAAACTGTGCTAGATGTGTCGTAAGGGTTGGAAGTGTACAAAGCTAATTTAAAATCATCTCCTCCTGATGCAAAATTATGCGTCCCGGTGAATAACTCTCCACGAAATGCAAAAGGTATTACGTTTGCCATATTTTTTTATCTCCTTAATAAGTTGATGGTGATTCCGATTTAATAGGAAGACGAATAACCCCATCTTGATATTCGTTTCTGCGTCTACGACCAAGTTGTTCTCTCGCATACGTTTCTAAAGCTTCTGTATAAGCTTTATCATAGTATTGTAACATATCCATCGGACCTTTCAAGTACCCATATGCATTTACTAGAGATGCATATAAAAGTAAATCCTGATATTTATTTGACAAATACGTCCCATTAGTAGCGGCTGGCGCCGCAGTTGGTACAGTAGTATTTGTTAAACTAGTAGGCTCTTTATTATAGGCCATGGTAATTTCATAAGCTGTATCTGGTGTAGGAGCGATAACCCAATACTCTTCGTCCCAATTTCCATAGTATTTAGGGATACTAGTAGAAGAAGAGCCAGGTGTTACATAATATTCTGCCATAAAACTAGGATCTCTTTGCTCTAAATAAGTTTGATTTCCATCATCATCTTTTAATTGAACATATCTAATAACCCTAAGGTCAGCAGGAATAGATACATATCTATTTCCAATAATACATGTAGATGTTGCATAGAATCTTTCTAAATCAGCATCAAATGCTCTATATATTCTCATCTCAGCATTTTGAATAAATTTATTCATCACAGCAGAAGTAAAAACATTGCTCCCGACTTCAGTGTAATTTTTAATATCGTCTTGTAAATTTGCTAAAAGATATGCCATATTATTGAGGTCCTATCGTTTTTAATGTTACTGGTCCAGAAGATATATTCCATCCCCCACCTTTTATACCACCCGTAGTAGCTGTTCCGCCACTATTAAAATGATACCAATTAGCTGGAGTTTCTAATAATCTTATTGTAGCTCCTGTAGTATGAGCAGCTGCTGTAGAACCAAAAGCTCCACGCGTTACGCCTGTTAAAGTATGAGTACTAACTCCAGTATAACTAAGAATTTCAGTGTCTATTAAAACTCCCCAGGTAGGTGTCCCACTTGTATTGGTACTAGTAGGTTCAACCACTCCAGTTGAAACACCTGTAAAACTTGTTCCACTTGTTAATACAACAGTGGTTGTTGAAGAATCAATTGTGCCATTTAAAGTTGTAGTTGTACCTGTATATTTTCCTGGATACATTGTCCAACCTGCAGCTTGACAAATTGTTGCTCCAGAAATTCCATCTACATTTGCAATGTTTGCAAATGCAACAACAGGATTTCCTGCAACAGGTCCATCATCTCCTATGGAGTCGGGTGTACCTGTACCGGGAGAAGTAGTTGGTGGTCCTCTAAATCTTACAGTATCTCCATAACTTCTTTGATGGTCTAAAGACTTAACATTTATAATTCCTGAAGCAGCTGCATAAGTCACTAATGGATTAAATTCTAAAAATCTTAAAGCATCCGCAGGAGATTGTTGAGGTCTTGTTTTAGGTAAAGCTGTTGGATCAGCAGCACTTGGTTTAGGATCTAATTGTGGTTGTTTAGATTCGAATTCAGAATAATGTACAAACAATCCATTCCATTGTGTAACCATTTCATTCCATGGAAATGATTGTCCACTAATGTCTGATACTGCTAGTGCAAATTTTCCTTGTGCATATCTTGCCATAATTAAACACTTGGATAGTAGGTCTTAGGTGTAACATACGTACTGTTACTAGACCCATCCGCTGCCTCCGCTCTTAATATTTCATCTTCGTATAACATTTTTAAATTTTGTGTTCTTTCAGGATTGTATTTCATACTAACATAGTATGCTAAACCTGCACACATACAGGGAATATAATAATAAGGAACATCAGTTGCATTTGTGTATGCACCTGCATCTTCGATTCTACTCATGTAATAAAATTGAACTCTGTCTCCCGCCTGACTTGAACTTGGAGTAGTGTATAAAGTGATTGTAACTTTATCTATAAATCTTTGAACCCAATATTGTGATGGTTGTCCTTGAGCTAATTTATTTGATAAAGCAGAATAAGTTGATCTTGAAATTTTTGTAAGTGGACTATCTGATTGACTCGTTGTACCTGCACTGCTTCTATAAGATGCTTCAAAAACATCATCCGTACCATATAAAGCTGCACCCGCACTATTTAATAATGTAGACGTTCCATCCGAGCTAGCTCTGTAGCCAATGTATTCATTAGTTCCGGCTACTAGAGTTAAGTATCCGTCCCCAATTTCCCAGAGATGAATTCCTCTGTTCGCCCACTCTTGAAACATAATATTTAAAGAGCGTCTGGCTGTTTTTAACTGGTAACCAGCGACTCCTCGAATACCACATCTCTCAAAGGCTTCTTCTATAATGTCATCAACCGCGAACGTTTTCCCGAACGTTGCTGTTCCGGATGTCGTGTTAGCCATTTAAACTCCTACGCGCCAGTGATCGTTACTGTAACGCTTCCACCAGCTCCCGTTAAGTTATAAACAATACCATCTTTAAATAGTATTCCAGAACCAGGAATGTAAAGTTGCATTCCTTCTGTGTTATAATTATACGTAGCTACTGCTGATCCAGGTGACGATGCATCCGATGAATCATACAATATAATTTTAGCTCCTGATATCCCTTCAGCTTGAATAGAAGTAACTCTACTTCTACCTGTTCTTGCAAGCGTATCCGCGCCTACTGTAGCCATGTTTATGGTTGTTTGATCACTTGTAAAACTTGACATATTTTTATCTCCTTAAAAAGATGCTCCCGAAGGAGCACCTAATTATTTATTTATTAACTGCTCCAAGCAAAAGTGCCCGCAGTAGCTGTTGTATATTTAGCTAGATCGTGAGCAAATTGCCAAACACCTTTTTCATTACAAGTAAAATACAAATAACAACCTAATGTGAATATATTAGTTGCTGCATTGACAGGTGTATACGTTAGTTTCGTTTCATTTGCTATAGACGTGTCCATAGTTGACGCCGCACCCGAAGTAGATTGAACCTTTGAACCAGTTCTAAAAACATCACTTCCTGCACAATCAAAGCTAAGTGTAGCCAATGATGCGTTAGCTGGGTCAAGTGTTTGAAAATGAACTACTTTAGTTCCTGCTGTCGCAGCTGGTAATGTTACCGCTTGAGCAGCAGCCCCTGTATAGTTGTTGATCGTAATTACATTAGCCGTATAAGTTAATGTTCCCGATGTTGCTACTGCAGTAGCTGTTAGACTTGTAAGATCTGGTTTTAATCCCAGAGTTCTTGCAGTATATGCTCCTGTTGTAGTATTTTTATTGACCTGTTGAAATCCTTTTTCGGATCTAACCGGACCGTTAAACGTTGTTGTTGCCATTTTATAATCCTCCTAG